CATATCAGCACCATCCATTTTTATAGTCTACTGCATAGATTTCTTTAATCTTCGCAACTTGATCGTTTGTGAGTTCTGGTTTCTTTTCTTGTTTTCTTGTATGAAGTTCTGGAAGAGTACAATCTAATTTCTCTTCAAGAAACTTTTTGACTTTTGTTCCAACTTCAGAAACATCAAATACATGATCATAGTAATCAATATTTGATCCAAGATAATATGTTTGAGGTAGAAAATGATTCTCCAAATAATAACTTCCAGGTTTTAGTGGATCTTCTCTACCAGTTTTAAGACAATCCCAGTTATTTAAAAGTTCATCAATAGAAACTTTGATGATTCCTTCACGAAGAACTTTATCTGTATAACAACTCAAAAATCTACTGATGGGATCTCTCTTCACACAAACTTTATATGATGAGTTTACTTCTTTAAATCCCTTATACCAATATCCCATATTGGTTATAAGTTGCTGCCCAATTCCATTCTGAGTAACGTATCCATTACCATTATTTTCAATTTCTAAAGTATCAGTCTCAGAAAAAACTAACCAAGATCGAATAGTTGTTCCACCTGTCTTTGGTGAAATATAAAATGCAAAGTCTTTATTTTTGTAAATGCCCATTAACCAATTTGCTCCTCAATCCAACTGTAAGTCTTAGCAATACCCTCTTCAAGAGTTTGAGAATAATCCCAACCAAGTTTTTCACGAATAAGGTCGTTGTTAGAGTTGCGACCACGCACACCAAGAGGACCATCAATATGATTCTTCTCTACAGTTTTACCAGCAACCTTAGCAGCAGTATCTACAAGTTGGTTGATGGTTACCATCTCTTCAGACCCAATATTCACAGGTCCAATGAAATCGGAGTCCATCAATCTTCGAGTTGCTTCAATACATTCGTCAATGTACAGGAAGGAACGAGTTTGTTGACCATCTCCCCACACTTCGATTGATCCACCCTCTTCTGGGAGGAGAGCGACTTTACGGCAGATTGCAGCTGGTGCTTTCTCTCTTCCACCGTTCCAGGTTCCCTCAGGACCAAAGATATTATGGTAACGAGCAACACGAACAGGGATCCCATGATTACGGTTGTAAGCAAGGTAAAGTCTCTCGGAGAAGAGTTTTTCCCATCCATATTCACTATCTGGATCAGCGGGGTATGCAGATGATTCACGGCAATCTGGATTATCAGGATCAAGTTGATTGTGCTCTGGATACATACATGCTGATCCAGAATAGAAAATCTTTGTCTTATTCTGCTCTGTAATTTCGTTCCATTTGCGTTGCTCTTCAAGAACGTTTAGATTGATAGACACAGAGTTGTGCATAATGTCTGCATCGTTCTCACCAGTGAAAACAAAACCTGCACCACCCATATCAGCAGCAAACTGATAGATCTCATCGAAGGGTTCCAGGAACTTATCTACGATACTGACGTAGAAGTTACCAGTTTCTCCAGCATATCGAATGCACCGAGCAACAAAACGTGTGTCCCTCAGATCACCAACAATAAACTCATTTGCATGAGATGCACAATACTCGGGAAGTTTGAGATCTACACCTCGAACCCAATATCCCTCCTGCCGAAGTCGTTTGACCATATGACTTCCAATAAATCCACCAGCACCGAGCACGAGTGCCGTCTTCTTATAGTCGGACATTAAAACTAAAGATTCACATAGTATCTATTATACTAAAAAAGCAGAGTTTATGCAACCCTGCTTCATACGGTCTTTTCATGCACGCCACTTGCTCTTTAACCTGAAGCAAGAAACAGGGCGGGAGAGAGATCCCATCCGCACCACCAATCCTTGAGAGAGATTGGAAACTCATAATAGGGTCTAATGACTCCACCAGGGTAAGTTTAGAGTCATTCCAAGACTCGGGAATGAAGGGGATACTTCAACCGACCAGTGCTGTTATAGACCATCCGTGTCTTCATCGTCCTTGACATAACAAGGAACCATATCTGGGTCCAACCACTTGGTGTACTCAAAATCTTCCATTGCAGTCATAAGTTGCATTTCATTATCACAGAGATACATATCTCGATAACGACCAGTATAAGAATCTACTTTTTGAATACGGCAATCTGGTTTTCCGTTGATTTCCAACTTACCAACCTGAACATAACGATAAGGAAACTGCTCCATAAGAACAGTTGGTTTTTTCACAACTTTCATCAAGCAACCTCAACAGTCTCAAGATCTTGATAGATATATTCCATAAGAATTTCATAATCATCAAGAGGGTCACCGGAGAATACTACTCCTTCTGACTCATAATATCGACGGACTTTTTTGTAAAGTTTCGGATTCTTTACATCAAGATAAAAATCTCCATTAGCAGCAGCACGAAGAGTGCTAATGTCTTTCTTGAATTTTTCAGTCAGTGCCATTGTTGTTTTTGGTTTACCTAGTTATTATAAGGTGTTGTGACTATGTAGTCAAGTGTGCCAGTCGGAAAACTGGCTATCGGGGATGCAAGAATCGAACTTGCGTTTCTGCGTCCCAAACGCAGCGTGATACCATTTTACTAATCCCCGTTGCGTTGAGTGGTCTTACCTCCCAACAGAATTAATTATACTACTTCTTGTGTCCCTTGTCAAATGGTTCCCAGTGTTGCCAGTTGTATTTGTGTATAAGATAGATACCCAGAATAGGCACCACAACTAAAAGGTAACAAAGAAATCCTAATGTAACTGGTGTCTCTAATGCCCACCGTGCGAAGTGTCCCATTATTCTGAAAAGATAGAAACTACAAATAAAAATACACCAAACATACACATAAAAAATAGAATCCCTAGTTGGACTTCCATGTTTCCCAGGGGTTACAGTTATGCAAACATGATTCTGGATGTGCCCATTCTCTTTCCTCTTTCTGAGATAACTGATACCTCAGTCTTCGAATCTCCTCTTTGAGCCACATATTTTCTCTTTTTAGTTCTTGTATTCTATCCATAGTCCTCTAAAGTATCGATCTGTGTGATTTAAACAATCGAGTGGTGCCACTTCCTCTTGGAGTGCCCATTCATAGCAAAAGTCAATCATATCTGATGAAACGTGACTGACTCCATATATTCTTGAGAAAGATGATGCTGCGAAATGAAACCGCATTCTAGTGTGCGGTGCCATTGCCCTTATAGTGTTCGGATTCATAGTAGTGCCCCTTCTTAGAACCGAAATAGATTGTAGTGATTACAAAGGGTATTGCAACTATAATGAGTGCTTTTCCTAACAAGTGTTCCATTAGATTATAGATGAATGTTTGGTGGTATAGTCCCACTGTCCGATTGCGTGAAAAATGCCTTTACAAGTGGCGATTGCAGTATTTCCACCCCTAACCATAAAGTTGTATCCACCATCCACATCACAAACATCACGATTAGTATCACAGTCAAGATATGCGATGCCCAATTTTGAACAATACTCTTCTCTTTTCCAACAGTCCTCAATACTGCTATTGCCATAATTAATAACAATATCGCCTTCACGACATAATCGTAGTAACCCATTGATCGTTTCCTCTACTGTTTCTGCTGGTACAACCATCATAAAAACTGCTGGTTTCTTATCAGAAACAGACTTGTAACTATGCATTACTTGAACAAGGCTTTCCACAGAAGTGGTACATCCACTGATATAACCCTTTTCATATTGTTCTTCAGCTTTTGCATAGTTATTCCTGTAACCCCATACTTCGTGTCCGTGTGCAATGAGACGACGGGACATTTCTTCCCCCATTCGTCCCAGTCCGATCATTCCTACTTTCATTTGATTATCTCCATTGCTTTATGTAGTTCTTGAAAATGTTGAATCCTATTCAGTTTTTCATTAATCTCCTCCATCTCTTCTACCAATAAGATATCCAAGTAAAATACCACTTAACCAAGCAATATAAAGGTATAAAACACTAGCAATGAACTCGATGAACTCAGTCCAGTTCATCTTCGACCTCCTCATATAAAGGACAAGGTTCTTCGAACAACAATGCTATTCGAAGTTCTTTAACTTTTTCTTGTAACCGTTCGTAGTCTTCTTCCGACATTAGTTTAAAGTAATTTTTAACCATGGCAAAAGAGGAGGTACTACTCCGATAAGTCGAAGAAGACCTTCAGCAAAAAGTGCAAGAACAACCCAACCAACACACATACTGATAATCGAAGCATTTCGATTGTGCTTTCGTATGGCATCGTCAATCATCTCCTGAACTTCTTCACGACTCAACCTGTCTGGAGGTTCGATATCCTTACCCCAGTCTTTAAACATTATTTTTCATCTCCAAGAAATTTTGCCAAGGGATCTTTTCTAGTTTGTACGATTGCTACTGCCCTTTTGTAGAACATATTATCGGTATTACCAGACTCTTCAAAGACTGCCTTTACCTTCACCCAGTTATTGTAGGTGTGATCATCCATTTGATTAGTTTAAAATACCTACTAGCTATTATAGTAAGCACTTTCAAAACGTCAATATTGTGTTGGTATCAACAAAGTGTTGAAGAAAATATTAAGAAACGGAAAGGAGAGGATTCGAACCTCCGGTGCTACTAACACGGTTGTTTTCAAGACAACTGCCATAAACCACTCGGCCACCTTTCCAATTTTATCTAACTTCAAAGTCTAGTTTACGAACTTTTCTTTGTCGTCTTTGTTCCTGCCACTGAATATCTTGCTGAGTCAGGACTCCCTTTTTATTTTGGGATTGATAAGAGTTTAGCATAATAACTTCGGATAAGTCAACTGCTGAAACTTTATCACCACGAATCGTTGCCATGTTTGGACAACCGCATGTTACGGTTTTATTCTGATGCCCCTCTAACTCCCGTCCACAGGATCGGCATCTGATTTTTATATTATCCATCAGTATAATGTGTTCTACTTCTTCAGTTTTTCAGTTATTTATGTTTTTTCTCCATAATATATTCTACTGTGTTTGCCACATCATTCATCGCATCACGGAGATCTGGTCTCTGTCCCGATTCTTGCCAAACACCTTTTTTACTTTCACATAAAGTCCAACGCCATTGTTCCATGCTTTTTGAGTACCAGAGATTTATTTTCATAATACCTTCTAGACTGTCTTATATATTCTTACTCAAAAATTGGTTTTACAGGAAGACCATGAAACTCATCACGAACTGCTTTCATAATATGTTTTGGAACACCATAATAACCCATATGCATCCACACACAATCAATGTAACGGAGATCTTCACGATCTGCATCAACAGTGAAAGCATCACAATACTGGACGATATCATAGGGAACCTCAACTTGTTTCCATGTCAAAGGTTCTTCAATAAAGAATGGTATAGTCATTTGTCAATAATCTTTTTGCACTTCTCTACATTTTTTCTACAAAAGTTGTAGACATAACTATCAGCATCAATCTCCATTGTGTAATGGACGTGAGTATGCATAGATTGAATCAAAGCTAAAAATCCAACAACCAAAAGATTGAAATGCGTAACTGGATGAAGGAGAATCTTTTTAAGCATAAAAAAAGGGGACCGAAGTCCCCAGTATTATAGCACGGATTCAGTGAATCAGAAGGTCCACTTAACACCAGCCTTGGTGCCGTAGGAGTTGGTGCCACCGTTAGCACCAGTTGCGAGCGAGAACTCACCGTAGACACCCAGGTTCTCGGTAGCAGCAACAGAACCGCCAACCTTACCAGAGAATACGGTGTCAGAAGCAGCACCGTCAGGGGAGACAACCGAAGGACCACCCTGGATGTAGTAACCCAGAGCACCAGTCGAACCTTCGTAACCTACGTGCAGGTCGGTCGTGGTGCCAGAGTAATCGCTACCAGTGAAACCAGAGTTGGCTTCAATGTTAACGTAGGGTCCTGCCATTGCAGCACCAGCGAAAAGGGGAGCAGCAGCCAGAGCTGCGAATGCGGATTTAATCATTTTAGATACCTCGTTATTTTCTCGCAGAGTTTTATACCTGCGGATGGAAAGAGACTCGACAAGTCTCTGTTTACTTT